CAGACCTATCATTAGGTCAACAAGCCCTGGACTTAAATCCAGGGACCTAGTCCCTTCCAGTCTTGGACTGTAAGGTCTCGTAGCTTAGGTTTATTATTACGGCCGCGCATAGACTGTGAAGTCTTACTCGCCGCCGCCCCACCAGAGTACATCCAACACTCGGCCAACGGAGGTTTAAACTCCTTACGTAGCACGGTTGCGGAGATACCGAACTGACGGGGGACAACACGACCATCCCAGGTGACCCGAGAAATCGGATCGACCTGGACCCTATCTATCTGTTCCGTAGCGCCCCCGAAAAGGGACGAAACGTAACCTCCAACCCGGAAAGTAACATCTTCCGAAGCTGGAGTCGATGAATAGGCGCGGGCTAAATACCCGCAATGGCCGTACCTAAGCTTAGTGGGCGCTGCGTCGTCGAACTCACGGATAATACCGACGTCCCCGTAACCTTCAGGGATACCGGTAGTCCGAGCGTCTGGGCACCTTGATAAAAGGTAAAGCCAAGCAGGTAGAAACCTGCTATCGCAGCCAAGACCAAGATTACGACGATGAGCGTAGCGGCGGACAGCATTAGCCATCCGTATAACAGCTGACGTAAGGCTTTCATGTTCCTCTTTCTTGAAGAAGAAGGGGCGCACGTTTTTACCTTGCCAGAAGTCGCTACCGCAGCTTTCAAAGAAGACACCTGCCATAAATGTCTTCTTCCTGTTCACTTCGAACCCGAGAACGTTCAAAGTGCGGACTACCTGTGTGCCTACATCTTGGCGGACGATTATATCGTCTCCGAAAACGTAGGGGTCCTCGTCGAAAGCTTTTGCCACTGCGTAAAATATCAGTGTCTCTAGCTCAAACGTGAAACCATTGCCCATACTCGAGAATTTTTCGAGCTGGTGCCACACACCGTCGACCTGCATAGCAGGCGAACGGAACATCGAGAGCAGATGACTCCAACGCTGCGGCAACAGGACCCTTACAAGGCCCTTAGCTACGGTGTCAGAGGCGGCCTTAAGGTCGATTGTTGCAAGTTGTGAAACCTGCGCGAACCGAACCCGAAGCCTGTTTTTGTCTGCCTGATGTCGGAGGTCAAGCCCAGATCGCTTGAGCTTGCGCCTGATTAAGGCGCCAACTCCTAACTGCCACCACATATTCAGTGACGGCTCGATCGCGATAAAACGATCTGTTAGTGCATCTTTGGGAACAGTAGCCGAACGGGACCCCGCAGTGATGCGGAATCCCTTCGATGACTCCTTCCACCCACGAGGGGTAAGATGAGCCACATATCGGCTTAGACTAGGTGTGAACCCTATGACGGATTCGTATTTCTTTGCCGTTGTAAGGTCTTTGGAGGAGCAATGAAAAGTCGCCCCCGGGCCAAAGCGCCCATGTTCCTTGACATACTCGAGATCATCATCGGTCAACGGACCGAGAATGTCTCGAATTATGTTGCGTATCCGGGCAAGAACTCGCGGGTGAATTGCGAGGGATGTCCGGCCAACCCCAGGGACAGGATCCCCAAAGGTTGAACGCATGAGATCATTGGACTGCCGACAAACACGTTCCGACTGAAAGAAAGCCTCAGTCGCCGCCTTACGGCGGTCAATCCGGATAGGTAAACGAGGATTCTTTCTCATTACCTGTTGCAACAGATAGTCGTCTGGAAAAGACGGACTAGCTGTGTCCGGAAAGGGAGCGTTAGCAATACCTAGCCAATCCCCAGATTCGACACGGGATAGCTGTTCCTGAGCAAACGGTGTATTCACCGCTTTGCAGAGCCTTTTAAATACACCTACTTCAATGTTGAAGAGGTGGGCCTGCGTAAAGCTCGAAACAGCCGGATCCGATCGAACCACCCGACTAGAAATCGTCGGCGGGGTCCTTCCTGCGACATGCTTGCCCTCATGGGCAGTCCTTATGGACTTAGCACGGGTAACACTCTTATGAGCTCGCACGTGGTTGCCTTCTT